TTTCTTGTTTTTTCTTTCATTTGCTCCCTCTAACGTCTCCCTTCCAGGGTGTCCGTGTTCCGTCATCGTCTCTTTTGACTCTGTCCCCATTTTTCTAACACTGACAATAACTTACAGTGTCTTACATTACGACTCTGTCCCTAATTTCTTTAGGTCTATTTTTACTCTTTTGTGAACGTTAGAGGCTCCACCAAAATAAACTCCCAAGCGCCCACCCCTCCCCCCCGTCTTCAATGACCTGGTACGGATCTTGCATGGTCTTGTCAGCGTACTGATCGTCAGTGTACTGATGAAGTTATCCACAGGATGTCCACATGCATCATTGTGCATTGCAGCATAGTGCCTGGCATGGAATTTGCATGGGACAAATGCGTTTGCTTGGCATGAATCTTGCAGGCGTGGGAGGCGATGGAGGTGCCTATAGCGCCACTCTGAAATACCTATCGAGTCCCAGTCCATCATTGAAAAATACAATAAACCCTACACTTGCGTCAGGTATTGTTTAGTGCTACAGTACAGACATCGCAAGCAATCACGCAAGCGATTGAAGCCTAGGGTTTATCCCTATAGACTACACAGACAACACAGACACAATCAACACACCATCAATCAACAGAGGATCAACATCATGTACTTTGACCACTACGAATACAATGTTGCATCACACTATGCATCCGCCATCATCAATAACGACTGGACTGGCTTGGATGATAGTGAGACTGCAGAACTGCAAGCATGGCTTGAGGACGTACTAAAGAAAGCAGAGCACCTTGACGTACACGAGGACGCCGGATTCTGCCGCGATGAAGTAACCGGCCTGATGGCCGATTGTGTGACAATTCGCGCCTACTTCCGCGCTTGACAGTTTCCACACCTAGGGGCTACAATGTGGCCCTTATCGTGGGCACTGTCGCCCTGCATCGGCCCATCATGGGCAACACTGGAGCAAACCATGAAAAACACTGTATTCGGGTCAACTATCGTTGACTCTATCGTCCTGGTGATTGTCTTTGCTGGGCTGGGCGTCTTGCTTGCTGGAGGGTTCTAAATGTATGCTGTAGTCTTCAAATCAACAGGTATCGTTGCATACCGCAACAGTGACCGGGTACAATGTAAGCTCTGGGCATTGTGGAATGACCATCCTGATGCCAATGGAGAGCCTATGGGACTGTTTCACATTGTGAAAATGAAAGGCTAACATGGAGTTCATCTATTCTGTCGGCACCTTTGACAAGGTTGTCCACGTTTGGCTTGTCCACGATCCTGGGTTCTATGAACTAGAATTGATAGACTATGACACCGGAGAAACCCTACAATCCCGAACATTCGAGGGTTTGGAGGAAGACGCAATTGAGGAATCTAGACAATGGCTAAAGACAATCTAAACAAGGAAGGGGTCAGGAAGGCCTCTAAAAGGCCCGTAGAGGCGCTATCGTGGGTCGGGGAATACCAAGGTACCATCCCACGTTGTTCATCGATTAAAAACTGGCCATTTCCGACCTTCAAAGGTCAACCGCTGGAACCCGTGAAGCATCCAAGGCAACCTAGGGTAAACCCTGAGTGGTCAGATGCACTGTTGTAAATTAACTACAATCAAGGAAATAAATCATGCGCTGTGTGTGCTGTAACAAGAACCTCAACGACTATGAGTCAACCCGTAAGCATGCCATAACCGGGGCTTACCTTGACCTCTGTAATGGCTGCTTCAACGAGGTGTCAACCATGGCCGATGTCCCTGTCTGGACACGGGAGGACTTGGCCAACTGTGGGGACATTGATGAGGGGGTTGACAAGTTTGAAGAAGTAGACTATAATGATCTATATAGAGAAGACAACATAAAAGAATAAATATTATAAGATACTTATAACATTTTAACTGTTAATGTTAACTTTTAAGAGGAAATCATGCACGTTGACGACGATCTGAGCACCCTGGAAGGGGAATATCTGAGGTCTCTAGGTGACAATCAAGCATTTCAGGAAGAATGCTACTATTTTGGGACTGTTCATGCCATTGTCGATTTGATGCGTCTTTATGGGTTTGATGTCGTGATGAAGGACATAAACCGTGTGATGTCTGAGTGGGACGATGATCGATGATCGTCTTATTGTCAACCGTTCTTGTGGTGGTCTTATCATGTCTGATCGAAAAGTAATTAAGATTCAAGTCAAAGGCTGTTCCGATGGTCTGTTCTGGTACAGTCAACACATCGGTGAGCAGTTCGATGTTGTCTGGTTTGACCCTGATGAGGCTGTATTCTGGGTTCGTGAGCGTGACCAGTACAGCGCACGCAACTGGATTGCTTGCAGGGATGCGGAGGTGATACAATGAGTGCATGGCTAATCGCTGTAACGGGATTGATCTACCTCGGCGTAGCCCTGGAGCAGCTATACAAAGGCAATACGCCTATGTTCGTCTGCTACATCGGCTACGCATTCGCTAACATTGGACTCTATAGGATGGCATCGTGACTTTTATCTTTGAAACCTACATGGGCGACTGTTTGGTGACGGTTGAGGCTAAGATCAATCGAAACTACCGAGCCTCTATCCTGTCTCTGGCCATTGACGACAAGGAATTCCCTGTGGACAGCCTCAATGCCAAGGCACTGCAACGCCTGGAAGACGAAGCAGACGAGAAAGCAGCAGAGGTACAGAATGAATACTAAAATGCTCACGAAGGTACGAAAGCTGTGGAATAACCCTAATGCCAGCGTGGAATTAAACCGTGCAAACATGCGAAAATGGGTGAAATCTGTTAGAATGTTGGGTTCTAATTGGCTTTTGGCTGTTCCTGTGGAGAAGAAATCTTGACAGAATCAAAGTTCGTGAAGCATGTTGCCTGTGAGTCCTGCGGCAGTTCAGACGCGAATGCTCTGTACGATGACGGGCACACTCACTGCTTCGCTTGTAACACTACGAGGGTAAGCGTGGAAGACACTCAACAAGCACCGAAACCGCCCAAGGCTAAGAGCCTGAGCGTTAGCGGCACTGTCAGGGGCATCCCTGAGCGTGGTATCAATCGACAAACCTGCGAAAAGTTCGGAGTCCTTCAAGATGATTCAAACCATTATTACCCGTATCTTGACAATGATTCTACCGTCGTCGCTTACAAGGTCAGGAATGTAGAAGAGAAGAAGTTCTCCATTCGTGGAGACTTCCAACAGGCTAAGTTGTTTGGTCAAAACCTGTTCCATCAGGGAGGTAAGTATGTTACTTTGGTCGAAGGCGAACTGGATGCCCTTGCTGCTTACCAACTTACCGGGAGTCAGTGGCCTGTTGTGTCTATCCGTAACGGTGCTAACGCAGCCCTGAAGGACTGCAAGACACAGTTTGAGTGGCTGGACAGTTTCGAGAACATTGTAATCTGCTTTGATGCTGATGAGCCTGGACGCAAGGCAGCCAAAGAAGTGGCTGAGTTGTTCGGGCCTAAGGCGAAGATCGTAAAACATCTGTCGGGGTTCAAAGATGCTTGTGACTACCTCATTGCTGGCGCGACTAAGGAATTTGTTTCAGAGTGGTGGAAAGCAGAAGTCTATGTACCGGACGGTATCGTTAACTCGGCTGATCTGTGGGACTCTGTTAGCACTCCCGAGCAGCCTGCTAAGGCGCATTACCCGTGGAAAGGACTGAACAAGCTGCTGTACGGTATCCGTGACGCTGAACTGATTACAGTCACAGCCGGGTCAGGGCTTGGTAAGAGTCAGTTCCTGCGGGAAATCCTGTACGGACTGCTCAAGACTACGGACTGGAAGATCGGAGCCATGTTCCTGGAAGAGTCTGTACGCAAGACAGCACGAAGCATCATGTCAGTACACGCTAACAAGATGCTGCACTTGCCAGACACTCCAGTGACCGGCGAAGAACTGAAGGATGCCTTCGATGCGACTCTTGGAACCGGGCGTGTATTCCTGTTCGATCACTTCGGTTCGCTTGAGATTGAGAATGTGCTCAACCGCATCCGTTACATGGCCAAGGCTTTGGATTGTAAAGTTGTGTTTCTGGATCACATTAGCATCGTGGTGTCGGGGCAGGACTTGGGCGATGAGCGTAAGGCCATTGACAATCTGATGACTAAGCTGCGGACACTGGTACAGGAGCTTGGGATTACGCTGTTCTGTGTGTCTCACCTTCGTAGGCCCACGGGCAATGCAGGACACGAGGATGGGCAGGCAGTGTCGTTGTCTCAGTTGCGTGGGTCAGGGGCCATCGCTCAGTTGTCGGATGCAGTGATTACACTGGAGCGCAACAGCATGGCAGAGGATCACAATGACAGGCACACGACAAAGGTTTCAGTGGCCAAGAACAGGTACAATGGCTACACTGGCCCTGCGTGTCATCTGTTGTTTGACACTTACACAGGCAGAATGCTTGAGGTTGAGGAAACATTATGATGGACATTGAAGCACTCGTGGCTCGGGTGTGGGAACTGGAAGGGAAGTATGACGAGCTACTAAGGAATCACCAGGGTCTAATCCACGAGTATGAAGAACTGAAAGCCAGATATGAAAAGGCTAGTGCTGGACATCGAAACATCGACGGATCACCGTACGATTCACTTGGTAATCACTAAAGACATTGACAGTAAAGAGATCAAGGTATGGAAGGAAGCAGAGACCCTCGGGGCGTATTTAAAGGACGCTACGTTAATAATCGGCCAAAACATTCTGGCGTTCGATGCACCGATCCTAAATCGTACTTGGCAGACGAGGATTCGTTTGAGCCAATGCTACGATACTCTAATAGTGTCAAGGCTGCTAGATCCGAGTCGAGAGCAAGGACACAGCCTGGAGGCATGGGGGAAGACACTCGGGAAGGAAAAGATTGACTACGCTACACGTTGGGAAGAACTTGCTGGACGGCAGCAGGCTTACAAGGGTGAATGCTTTGACAATCCTTTCCCTGACCTTCTGGTGGAATACTGTACGGCAGACGTAGAAGTCACTGAACTGCTGTACCGTAGGCTGACAGAGGAAGTCACCCGCAAGGAGTTCAGTCAGGAGTCTGTTGACCTTGAGCACAAGGTAGCAGCCATCATTGCGGAGCAGGAACGAAATGGTTTCAAGTTGGATCAAGAGTACGCAACCCTGCTACTTGTTGACATCAAGGGAAGAATGGCAGAAGTATATGAGTCAATGCAGCAGCGATGGCCATCCTACGAAGTCCCGCGAGTCAGCGAAAAGACAGGCAAGCAGCTCAAGCCGTTGTTGGTTACTTTCAACCCAGGATCACGCAAGCAGATCGGAGAAAAGCTGATTGAGCTTGGGTGGAAGCCAGAGAAGTTCACCGAGACAGGACAGCCGATGGTTGACGAATCCATCCTGTCGAAGATCGAGCTTCCAGAGGCTAAGCTGATTGCTGAGTACCTGATGCTGCAGAAGCGTGTGGCTCAGATTGAGTCTTGGATGGAGGCTGTAGGCTCCGACGGTAGGGTGCATGGTAGGGTTATCACCAATGGCGCTGTGACAGGCCGAATGACGCACCAAAGCCCGAACATGGCACAGATTCCCAATGCTGGGTCTATCTATGGGCCTGAGTGCCGTCAGTGTTGGACTGTGGAGACTGGGAATGTCTTGGTTGGCTGTGACGCATCAGGGCTAGAGCTTCGGATGTTGGCACACTACATGAAGGATGACGATTATGTCAAGACGGTTGTGGAAGGGTCTTCCAAGGACGGAACTGATGTCCACACGAAGAATCAAAAAG